GTTCGACATGGTTTGGTCCACGCGTCTGAACAACCCCAAGACCGACGCCATGGTGACGGTCATGCAGCGCCTGCACGAGAAGGACATCAGCGGGCACATCCTCAACGACATCAAAGGCTGGGAGCACATCTGCATCCCGGCCGAGTGGGACGGCAAACAGCGCAGGACGGTGCTCGGGCCCTACGACCCGCGCCGCACCAAGGGCGAGCTGATCTGCCCCGACCGCTTCGGCGAGGCCGAGATCACCAAGCTCAAGCAGCTGCTGGGCACCTACGGCACCGCTGGCCAGCTGCAGCAAGAGCCGTCGCCCGCCGAGGGCGGCATCCTGAAGGCCGACTGCTTCAACCTCTGGCCGGTGGCCCAGCGCCTGCCGCCCTTTGAGTACATCCTGCAAAGCTACGACTGCGCCTTCACCGAGCGGACCACGGGCGACCCGACGGCCTGCACGGTCTGGGGCGTGTTCACGCACCGAGGCCTGCGCAACGCCATGCTGCTCGACGCCTGGGACGAGCACCTGGGCTACCCCGACCTGCGCTCCAAGGTGATCCGCGACTGGACCAGCGAGTACGGGGCGGACAAGTCGGCCAAGGCTGGGATGCCGACCAAGGGAAGGAAGCCCGACCGCATCCTGGTCGAGGCCAAGGCCAGTGGCCAATCGCTGCTGCAGGACCTGCGTCTGGCCAAGGTGCCGGCCGTTGGCTACAATCCGGGCCAAGCGGACAAGGTGTCGAGGGCGCACCAGACCGCGCCGACGTTGGAGCTTGGACTGCTGTGGATCCCGGAGTCTGCCAAGAACCCCGGCCAGCCTGTGAGCTGGGCCCAGCCGTTCCTGACCCAAGTGGCGAAGTTCCCCGTCGCGGAACATGACGACTACGTGGACACCTTCACGCAGGCGGTCATCTACCTGAAGAACGACGGCTGGTTCGAGCTGCCACAGGCACGCGACGTTGACGAAGATCGGCCCCATCGTCGTGAAGGAAAGGTCAACCCGTATGCCGTCTAAGCCACCCAAGCCCATCTGGGACAAGAAGCGCCCCACCTCCCTGGGCGCTCCCAAGGCTCTCTCCCCCAGCGCCAAGTCCAGCGCCAAGCGCGCAGCCGAGAAGGCCGGACGACCTTACCCCAACCTGGTCGACAACATGCGCGCCGCGCGGAGGTCGAAATGACAAAGACCGCCAAGAAATCCGAGATGGCTTGCAACCAGCCGAAACGCACCCCGGACCACCCGAAGAAGTCCCACATCGTCAAAGCCTGCTTTGATGGCCAGGAGAAGGTGATCCGCTTCGGCGAGCAGGGCGCCAAGACCGCCGGCAAGCCCAAGGCCGGCGAGTCCCAGGCCATGAAGGACAAGCGGGACAGCTTCAAGGCCCGCCACGCCAAGAACATCGCCAAGGGGCCGTCGAGCGCGGCCTATTGGGCCAACAAAGTGAAGTGGTAAATCATGCCTCCAGTTTCAGTCCTCGCAAAGCTGCGCGCACTTCTTGCGCGTGAGGCACCACAGCAAGCCGACGTCATCCGCGAGGCCTTGCGCCAGACAGCGCAGACCGGGCGCGAGCACTCGGTCATTGGCCTGGCCAACGAAGGCGGCGCGTCGGCAATCACACGCGGCACCGAGTCCAGCGTGACGCCCAACGCCTACGACCTTCGGCAGGCAGTGCGCGCTCCTGGTGGTCCGGCCATCCTGGACTTCCACACGCACCCCGGATCCGGCTTCTCGATCTTTGAGACCGCCCCGAGCCGCCAAGACTTCAGCTTCTACAGCACCAACTACCCGCCGACCAGGACTGGCCGCGACGTTCGCACGCTGATTGCTGTGCCACCGACGCGCGACGGCATGCGCCGTGTCACCTCGTACAACTTTTTTGCCACCGACAACCCGCAGCGGGTTTTCGACCCGAAGATGCTCGACGCTGCGCGCTTCGAGCTGCAGCGCGCAGGCAGCAAGGGCACCTTCCGCTCGATCCAGGACGACCCGCTTTTCCGCGAGTACTTCGACTACGGCGGCGACCTGGGCGAGCTGCTCGAGGATGTTTCCCCGCTGACCCTGCTCCGGTACCGCTCTGGCCAGGGCCTTGGCCGCCACGAGCTGCAGCTTGGCAACAAGCAGCTCACGCCAACGCCCGAGGCAACCGACACTGAGCTGTTCCGCCGGCTCGAGGGTCCAGCGGTCGAGGTGCTTCGCTCCAAGAAATTCCAGAAAGGCGGCCGCGTCGGCGGCGCCCTCAACCACGTGAAGGAGTGCAGCTGTGGCTGACAACATCCGGGCAACGCCTCAAAACCCATACACGGGCGCACTGGCGCGAGGTTTGCGCTCACTGCAACAACTTGCTGGCCAGTACCAGGTCGATCCACGCATTCCGCTGCTTGGCGGCACCAGCGTTGACGAGCTGCTTTCGCTACCCGGCGCCGCCTCCCTTGCTGAGGACGTTTCTTACTACGGGCCGCGCGCCCTGATTCGTGGTGGCAACGTGGCCACCGGTGGCATCGGCACTTTCAGGCTTGATCCTCGGGTTGCAGACGTTGCTGATGTTGCGATGAACGTCACGCCTCTCGCTGCGATGGCCGGCAAAACCGCCACACGTGGCGCCATGGCTGCTGGCCGCGCTGGCGAACGCCTGGCCGAGCGCGTTGTGCCACAGGTGATGGAGCGTGGCGGCATCGGCGCGCAGCTGATGCAGGACATGGTCACAGGATCCCGATCGCAGGTGGTCAAGCCCAAGGGCGGCAACTGGCTGGCCGGCAGCATCGAGCGCGAGATTGCCCCGATGCGGGTGAAAGTCATTGGACAAGACCCAGCCGCTCGACTGCGCGACCTTGATGCGGCTTATGCGCAAAATGTTGAAGCTGGCGTTGAAGTAAATCCAGAGCTTTTTGCTCGCGAGCGCTCTCGACTTGAGTCTGAGGCGGCCATGAACCGCTGGCTCGACACAAAGCTGGCCAAGTACATCAAAAACGAGATGGGGACCGCCGAGGACCCCATTCGAGCCCTGGCCGAGAAGGGCCCGATTCACTCCGAGATTTTGCCCACTGGCTACAACGTCACCCGCGCGCGCCGCGAGGCAGGATTTCCCGAGGAAGGCATGGGCGTGTCGCCGCTGGCCAAGACCTGGGAGGATCGGGCGGACACATTCATCAACCCGCTCAAAGCATCGGACATCACCGGCTACTACCCGGAGACCGTGAAGGAAAACCCCTGGCTGCTCAAGGTTCCTCCAGAGACACCGGTGTACGAGATGCTGCAAGGCTCCGCAGGGCAGGGCATGCTTGGCTTTGGCCACCTGGTCGACGAGCTGAAAAACGCCATCAATCCAACGTCCGGCCTGCCCGAGAACCTGCGCTGGAAGTACCAGGACCTGGAGAAGGTCACGGTGCCCCAGGCCGTTCAGCGCGTGGCGGACATCAACGCCTGGCGCGCGGCCCAAAAGGTCGAGGCTGACATGGCCCGCGCCATGGGCCCGGCCACGCAGGTTTTCAAGGAGTACCCCGAGCAGGGCTTCAAATGGGTCGAGCTCAAAGCACCCAAGGAAACTGGACGCAAGATCACCGTCGAGAAATCCGAGATGGATTTACCTCCGGACATGGACCAGCGTCAGATGCGCGAAGTGGCTGAGGACATGGCATTTGACGAGGGATTTGACGAAGGCACTCCGGAGTTCAACGACTTTGTGCGCAACCTGATGACCGACTTTAATCGGAAGAAGAAGGTCGAAATGGACGAGTCCTACAAAGCCCTGGAGGACGCGCTCAAGTACGAGGGCGAGACCATGGGCCACTGCGTCGGCGGCTACTGCCCGGATGTGATCGAAGGCAGATCCAAGATTTTCAGCCTGCGCGACAAGAAGGGCCAGCCGCACGTGACGATCGAGGTGCGACCTGGTGAAGGTTCCGTGTATCAGTATTTGGCATCAAAAAATCTTGATCTTGAAAAAGAGGCTCAAAAGCTTTATCCAAAGTCAAGCAAAATTGCATCTCAAGATTTGCTTATTTCAGACATTGAGGCAACACCTGAATATGCGGAGTGGGTTCGCAGTCTTCCTCATGAGATCGTTCAAATCAAAGGTTCCGGAAAAAAAGACCCTGGACAAAAAATTCGACATGCCGGTACCGGTTACAAAGATAATCCAGATGCGCATTTGCTTCCAATGGTTCATGACTTTGTGCGCAGCCAAAACTGGAGCAACGTCGGCGACCTGAAAAACACGGGCCTTGTTGATCTCCAGCAGATGGGCGTGCCAGCCGAGATGCGCGGCGGCCAGCGGTTCGTCACCGAGGACGAGTACAAGGACATCGTTCGCAAGAACGCGGAAGGCTTCGCATCCGGCGGCCTGGTGTCCGGTGCGAATTTCCACACAGACGACTTTGACCCGGCTAGAATCGGGTCCATCGTGGACGAGCTCCACGCAATGAACGCGGGCTGAACACATGGCTGACCAACTCCTGAACGACGGCGAAGACGAGAACCCAAGCGACGATGAGCAGCGAGGCGAAACCGTCTCCATGCCCGACGACGATCTGGAGGTTGAAGATACCGAGGACGGTGGCGCGGTCATCCGCATGAAGAACGAGCAGGATGTGGCCGACAAGAAGGCTCACTTTGCCAACATCGTCGACGAGGTCGATCGCAGCATGCTGTCCGACGCGGTCGTTGACCTGCTCGACAAGATCGAGCGCGACAAGGACGCCCGCTCCAAGCGCGACAAGCTCTACGAGGAAGGCCTGCGCCGCACCGGCCTGGGCGACGATGCACCCGGCGGTGCTCAGTTCTCGGGAGCCAACAAGGTGGTGCACCCGATGCTGGTCGAGGCCTGTGTCGATTTCAGCGCACGATTCATGAAGGAGGTTTTCCCGCCCTCCGGCCCGGTCAAGTCCAAGATTCTGGGCGAGGCTGAGCCCGAGAAGCTGGAAAAGGCCCGCCGCAAGGCCGAGTTCATGAATTGGCAGACCACGCAGCAAATGCCCGAGCTGCGCGGCGAGCTGGAGCAGCTGTCCACCCAACTCCCCCTGGGTGGCGGCCAGTACCTCAAGCTCATGTGGTCCCCGCAGTGGAAGCGCCCGACGGCCGAGTTCATCGCCATCGACGACATTTACCTGCCGTTTGCGGCCACCAACTTTTACTCGGCCGAGCGCAAGACGCACGTGCAGTACGTCACCAAGGCCGAGTTCAACCGCCGCATGAAGGCGGGCATGTACACCGAGGTGGACCTGGGCTCGCCCGATCAGGTCGAGTTCAGCAAGGCCACGATCGCCAACGACAAGATCGAGGGCCGCGAGGACACCAGCTACAACGAGGACGGCCTGCGGACCATCTTCGAGATTTACACCCACCTGGACTTTGGTGACGGCATGGAGCCGTACATCATCAGCATCGACAAGTCCACGCGCAAGGCGCTCTCGCTGTACCGCAACTGGGAGCCAGAGGACCAGCGCCGCAAGGAGCTGGACTGGATTGTCGAGTTCCCGTTCGTGCCTTGGCGCGGCGCGTACCCGATTGGCCTGACCCACATGATCGGCGGCTTGTCGGGCGCAGCCACTGGCGCGCTGCGTGCGTTGCTGGACTCGGCCCACATCCAAAACATCCCGACGCTTTTGAAACTCAAGGGCGGCCCTGGCGGCCAGACGATCAACCTGCAGCCGACCGAGGTGGTCGAGATTGAGGGCGGAGCTCTGGTCGACGACATTCGCAAGCTGGCCATGGCCCTGCCGTTCAACGGCCCAAGCCCCACGCTGTTCCAGCTGCTCGGCTTCCTGGTGGACGCGGGCAAGGGCGTGGTGCAGACCTCGTTTGAGAAGCTGTCCGACCAAAACCCCAACGCCCCGGTGGGCACGACCCTGGCGCTCATCGAGCAGGGCATGGTGGTGTTCAGCTCCATCCACTCGCGCCTGCACAACAGCATGGCACGCGTGTTTGCCATCCTGCACCGCATCAACAGCGCGTACCTGACCGAAGAAGACATCGAGGCCATGGAAAACGGCCTGGATGTGAAGCCCGAGGACTTCGACGGCCCGATGGACGTTGTGCCCGTGTCCGACCCGGCCATCTTCAGCGAGGCGCAGCGCTTCGCCCAGGTCCAGGCCGTGCAGGCCCGTGCATCTGCCATGCCGCAGATGTACGACCTGCGCAAGGTCGAGGAAATGTTCCTGCGCAACCTCAAGCTCAGCCCGGACGACGTGCTGCAGCCTCAGCCTGGTCAGGACGACGTCGACCCGGTTAGCGAGAACGTGGCCGCCTCGATGGGCCGCCCGGTCTACGTGCTGCCCAAGCAGGACCACGTGGCGCACATCCAGACGCACTTGGCGTTCTTGAAGTCGCCGGTGTTTGGCATGAACCCGGCCATCGTCAAGACCTACATCTACCCGATGGCGCAGCACCTGCGCGACCACCTGTTGAACTTCTACCTGACGCAAGCCCACGAGGCCGTGCAGCGCGCCGAGCGCGAGCATTTGATCACCGACGACGCCGAGCAGCAGGTCAAGGTCATCGTGCGCGTGCAGCAGATCATCGAGCAGCAGCTGGCGCAGTTTTCCAAGGAGCTGGCCCAGATCGATCAGATGGCCCAGCAGTTTGCCCCTCAGCCACCTCAGATGCCGCAGGACAAAAGCATGGAGATTGCGCAGCTCAACGCAGGTGCAGCAACTTGCCCTGCAGCAGCGCGCACAGACCGACCAGCAGCGCCTGCAGATCGAGCAGCAGAAGGCAGCACAGAAGGTTCAGTCCGATGCCGCCGCGCTGGCCGACAAGCAGCAGGCCCGCTCGGAGCAGTTCCAGGCCGATCAGATGCGCGAGTTTGCCGAAAACCAGAGGACCGCAGCCGAAATCAGCGCCCGTGTTGAGATGAACACGGCCGACAACGTGACGGCCATGCGTCTGGCCGCAGCAGAAATTGCCTCTGGCGAAAAAGTAGCGGTGTCCACCGGCACCGGTATCAACCCACAACCCTGAAATGGAGCCCACCATGAGCGACAAACCCACCCCCGGCACCGTCCCGATGACTGGCGCGCTGGTCAAACAGCACCACCGCATGGCCGCTGGCCAGCCAGTGAACGGCCAAACGACCCCGGCCGCCCCATCGATGCCCAAGACGCCCTGCTAAATGGCCATCGAAGACCGCCTGCTCGGCAAGCTCAAGGCTGACCAGCAGGTTTTCGCGCTTGAAGCCCTCAAGCGCCCGGTCGATCGGGACGCTTTCGAGTACGGATACCGAGTGGGCATGGTTGCTGGTTACGAAGCAGCCATCAAAGCCCTGCTTGACCTTCTGAACGACGAGCGAAACGGCGACCGAGACCTGTGATTTGCACTGGTCTGTGAAGATTTTTTGATGGCGGCCGTTGTGGCCGCCGTACACCTGCTGAAAGGAGCAGAAGATGACAGCTGACGCGCTGATTGAAGCGATGCGAGAAGCCTTCCCCGAGGCGAATCCTGGGATCGTCCCATTCGGGAGCCGAGTCTTGGTGCAGATCCGCACCCCCAAGACCAAAACGGCATCCGGAATCATCATTGACAACGGCTCTCGGGACACCGAGAAGTGGAACACCCAGGTGGCGCGCGTCGTCTCCGTTGGGACCCTTGCCTTTAAGAACCGAAACACCATGGACCCCTGGCCCGAAGGCAGCTGGTGCAGCCCGGGCGACTACGTTCGCGTGCCGAAATACGGCGGCGACCGCTGGGAGGTGCCGCTTCCCAACGGCGAGTCCGCCCTGTTCGTGATCTTCAACGATCTGGACATCATCGGCCAGGTGACCGGCGACCCGCTGGCCATCCGTGCTTTCATCTGACGGGGGACTGACATGACCGAAACACCAAACCGTGAATTTACATTTGGCGAAAAAGCCTGTGGCGTGTCGTTCAACCCTGGCGGCAATTTGTCCGTGGCACTCGTGAAGCAGGAGTTCGCCAATTTGGTGGACAACCTGAACCTCCGCCGCCAAGAAGCAACTGACGCCGAAGTCAAACGCATGCTCAGCATCGCAATCACAGAAGCACAAACCGCTCAGATGTGGGCTGTCAAGGCCATCACTTGGAGCCACTCATGAACCGCGAACAGATCGCCCGCGTTTGCCATGAGGTGAACCGAGCCTACTGCGAAGCCCTGGGCGACATGAGCCAGCCAGCCTGGGAAGATGCACCGCAGTGGCAGCGAGACAGCGCCATGATGGGCGTGAACCTGCACTGCGACAACAACGTCGGACCCGAAGCCAGCCACGAAAGTTGGATGGCGCAAAAGGTTGCCGATGGCTGGGTGTATGGCCCAGTCAAAGACCCCGAGGCTAAGACGCATCACTGCATCGTTCCATTTGACATGCTGCCCCAAGCTCAGCAAGCCAAGGACTTCATCTTCCGCGCAGTGGTGCACGCCCTGCGCCCAACCTCACCCACAAAGGACGCATCATGACCACCGACGCACAAATCGAAGCTGAAATCCAAGCCAAAGGCAAGACTGCCCCGCGCATCACACCTGCCGACATCGAGGCCAACATCTTTGAGGAGGTTTACTTCACAGCCGCCCAAGGCACGCTCGGCGCTGTGATTGCGCAAGCCAAAGAGCACTCGCCCGAAATCGTTGTCGGCTCGTTTGAAAACGCAAAGGCTCCACTCGACCTGTTGACCTTTTGCGTGCTGGTGCTGAAAAACGGCTTCACCGTCACCGGCGAGTCGGCCTGCGCCAGCCCCGAGAACTTTGACGCCGAGATCGGCCGCAAGGTTGCTCGCGCCAACGCCGTGCAGAAAATCTGGCCGCTCATGGGCTACGAGCTCAAGTCCAAGCTCAATGAGCACGCCCTTGTTTAACCAACCATCCTGCTGAAAGGAGCAGACCATGCCAACATTGACTGAAGACGACAGCAATCCCAACAACGAAGAAATCGTCATCGTCGAGGACCAGCCCAACGGCAACCAAAACCAAGACGACAACGACGACGGCCACGAAGACGACGAGCGACTGTCTGGCAACGACGACGATGGCCACAACGACGGCAACGACGCCGAGCGTGAGGCGATCCGCGAGCGCCGCCGCCTGGAAAAGCTCGAACGCAAGGAGCGCCGCGAGCAGGCGATCAAGCGCGACAAGCTGGAGCTGGACTTCTTGCGCAAGCGCAACGACGATCTCGAGCGCCGCCTTGGCACCGTCGAGCAGCGCACGCACCAGGCTGACCTGTCGCAGATCGATGCGCAGATCGCCAATGCCAAGAACGAAGCGGAGATGGCTGAGCGAGTGATCGCCAAGGCGGTGGCCGCTGGCAACGGCGAGGACGTCACGCAAGCCATGCGCTATCGCGATCAGGCCTTGCAGAAAGCACAGCAGCTGGCCTACGCCAAGCAGCAGGCGATGGTCCAACGCCAGGCAGCCCAGCCCAAGAACGACGGCCTGGACGACATGTCGGTGCACTTCGCCAAGGAGTTCATCAACCAAAACCCCTGGTACGACATCAAAGGCGGCGACGAGGACAGCGCCATCGTGCTGGCCATCGACGGCGCTCTGCACCGCGAGGGCTTCCGCCCGGACACCGAGGAGTACTGGGACGAGC